GGTGTTGTTTGTGGTGTTTGTGGTGTTTGTGGTGTTTGTGGTGTTTGTGGTGTTTGTGGTGTGTGTGGTGTATGTGGTGTTTGTGGTGTTTGTGGTGGTGTGTGTGGTGTTTGTGACAAACTACTATTCTTATTACTAATCATACTTTTACTACTACTATAATGAAAAAACATAGAGAGATATTTCATGCACGAAATAAGAAGACTTCCTGTCCCCATTGCCGGATCACAGACACTATCACAGAGAGAGGGCTTGCACATATTCACCATATAATCACATATGATCTTGTCTGTAAAATATTGCCCCATATCTTTCCCACCCCCACCACTTTTCATATGGATCTCATAGATCCATCCTAGAATATCCATATCCATGGAATTCATTTCCAACGAGTCACATATCGTTACTATCTCAAGATGCTTCTGAACATCCTGGATCTCAAATATAAAGGAGTGATGATCTTTTTCCAACAAATGATTAAAAAAAGAGAGGCTGTGAGTAAAGGTGGAGATGGTGTCTTCTTCACGTCCTGATCGTGATTGATCCATAATATGTTCCCACGCCATCTCTTCTGGGATATCACCTATCTGAAGTATTCGTTGCCGCGTCAGATAACGACAGAGGACATAACAACAGATGTGTCTCATAGAATCCATTCCCGTCAAACAAATACCTGGTCCACGAAGAATATTCCGAATCTTCTGGATGGATTTTTTGAAATGAATGACGTAATTTTTTGTCATTTTCTATGTGTATTGAAAAAAATTATGTGAAAAATAGTTTTTTTATGCACATGAGGTTGGTTCTTTTTTTTTTGATATACAGATATAAATATTTGTATAGATATATTTATATACATATGAGATTCAACATCGACCTATTTTTTGGATTGTTTGCGGGAACCTGCACCTCGATTTCCTTTGTTCCTCAGATCCTGACCATCTACAAGGCCAAGAATACAGAGTCCATTTCGATCAAGATGTTATTGATTCACTTTTCAGGCGTCTCGGCGTGGATCGTCTATGGCGTCTTGAAGGAAGACGAGATCATGGTTGCCTTTAACTCTCTGACATTTTGTTGTCTATGCACGATCCTAGGTCGTTGCGCCTACCTGAATCGAAGGAAGCCACCATTGCCGGTTTCTATTGGATAGGAGAGATCTGAAAGGTGTCCTTATACCACTGGATGATGCGGGTAAGAAGAAGGCGCTCATTGGTATCATCCAAGAACATGGAAACGAAGCGATGGGCATTCTTGATGATGATGATGCATTCGTCCGGATGAGCCTCGGCCCAAAGATATCGTTTCTCGATATCCGAAAAGTCGTTGCGGAGGGGGATGTAATGGACCCAGGGGATCAGATGGTCTTCCATGAACCAGCTCACGACCGTGGGGCGGCACATCATTACCACACTGGACGAGGCCAGCGCCCATTTCAGGTTGCTGGCGACATCGTTTCCCTCGATGGACAATAAATATTTGCATCGGGCCATTTGCTCTTTCGACATCGGATCGCGCAGGAATCGACGATAATAGGGGTGGATCCCTTGTTCCTGCTGTGCGAGCCCCACGTCCAGAAAAGGATGCGAGACATGCTGCAAGAGGTAGGCTCGGGTGCCTTTGGGAGGTGCCATGGTATCAAAGCCGTGACCGGTATCCGCGCCCCGCCACACGACGACGGGCTTTTTGTTTTTGAATTTTGACACATCCATATCCACCACAAAATCAAAATGACGGTCGGAATGAAGTTTAAATAAGATCGACATGCAGTCCGGAGAGACCTGAGCAGGCCTGGATTTCACGAGGTAGGGTTGGTCCATGCAGACCGCAATGTCTCCCGTCCACATGGCCACCGGCGTCTCTTTCGGTTGCGTGAGAGTCAGGTAGGGAATGAGATCTCTCACGTGCCAATCATACTGTGTTTTTTTCTCGTCTATTGTTTGAAAGGGCGTGCTGGCATGGACCAGGTCCTTGGTCGGCAGTGCGTGCTTCTTCGGAAGATCGAGATTCATCGTGTAATAGTTGAACCGGTATTCATTGGTAAAGAGCCCTGTATCGTAACTGTATCCATCCACCACCCGATTCTGTTGATAGAAGAAAAGGAATATGAAAAGGAGAAACACCGCCACACAAAATACCAAAAGAATCAGATCCTGATCCATTTTTATTTCTTTATAAAAAATAATTTTTAAGAGGGAAAAAACAGAGATAAATATTTGTGAAGCGGGTTCTGGTTCGGTATCATGGTCATCATATTGCGATACATCTCCTCATTGGCAAGGACTTGGGTGGGCGATGGGATCATGCTACGATTCGGAAGAGGCAGACGACTGCGCATTTGTTCATAGGCCTCCCATTTAGGATCGATATAGGCCTGGGGGCGCTTGGTATCCTTCAGCTTGGCATGGAGCTTCTTACGAAGCATCTCTCGACGCTCTTCGGGCGTCTCCATTTTGACATGCTCTAGGATCACCTCCATCCGGTTCAGAGGCTCGCAATAATCAAATTTGAGCACATTGTATTTTTCTGTTTCCGTCTCATCATAATAGATGGATTCCAAAATCCGCTCTGTCGCATCCCGAAAGGCATCCTCATCCCCGGTCCATGTTTCCTTGATGGTATTTCTCAGCTTCTTTTTCTGTGTCTTGCTCAGACGACATTCATTGATGAAGATCTCCATATCTTTCTTCTTTGTCCTTCAATCGTTTAGATCGAGATCGAGCATCTGGCGGATCTTGCGGGCAGAGCCGCGAAAAAAGAAGATGCCCTTAAGGTAGAGGATGTCATCGATCAAATTCCGGATCCGAAAGACAAGAACCTCTTGGTGGAGTTGGGATTGATTGACATGATGACGAGGCACATAGGATAGAATCTCATAATAAAAAGAAGATTCCATTTATAATTTCTCCACGATTTCTTTAACACAAAATCTTTTTTATCGATTAAAAAAAAGAATGACCAATCCGTTCGCAAAGCCCTCGGTATGGGGTCCTCCCGCATGGACGTTCTTGCACAGCGTCACCATGACGTATCCAGAGCATCCAACGGCAGAGGATGCCGAGAATATGGAGAAATTTTTAGATAGTCTTGGGCCGATCCTCCCCTGCAAATTGTGTCGTTCCAAGTATAACGATTACCTAGCACAACACAGACCAGATCTGCGTGATCGTGATCATCTGGTCCGCTGGATGATACGACTTCACAATAGTATCAATACACGACTCAAGAAACCTCGACTATCGATGGCGGAGGCTCTTCAGAAGATCCAAAATAAATCTCGTCAGGAATGACATGGGCGTAAAAGTTCCAATACATATGGTATTGATCGAAATAATCCAAGATCTTGTTCAGCTTCTTGATCCACCAATAATGATTGTGGTTGGAAAACATGAATTCCGGCTCGAATAAATCCTGATTTTGGATCTCGAGGATGTTTGAGACCTCCCATTCATCCTTGAGTTCTTGACGGTAATCCTCTTCTCGAAAGGGAAGTTCATCCAACAATGCATTCACCTGGGCCGTCAGGCGCTTGTTTCTTGTCGTCTGAAAATAGAACATCATGTGAAAAATATGAGTCGATACATTAACCTCCACTGTATCATGCAATGCAGAGGCCACAAAATCAAGACCTGTAAATACATCGATCTCCCCAATCTCGGAAGGGATTTTACATGAAGAGAAATATCCCATCTCATACAAATCCACCAGATGGAAATCACAGTTTCTAAAAAATTGTGTGATGTGACACATTTCAATATCAATATAGGTCTGACCAATTTGTTCACACATGACCGCCATGAGCAAACGGACATTTTTTTCATTGATGTGATTAAAAAATAAGGTCGGTTTTCTGCTCTCTGCTTTCCGGCTCGAAAAAAGATGGGGCATGGATATTGCGACCCGGTAAAAACTAGCTTGAAAATCATTCTCGAGGTCCAGATAGGATCGAAAGCGAAGAGAATTGACCGGCTTCTCAAAAATTATGTAGCCTCGTTGAAGGACATAAAAGACCATCTGATGGATGTTAAATTGGACATTGGAAGCAATGGTAGGAATAGACAGTGAGATACTCTGATGTTCAAGTAAGTCATTCATTCCTCTATCGATTTACGACGACAATATTGTATTGGAAATTCATTTTTTTTTAGAAAAAATTTGTTATTTCTAAAAGAGAGAATGGCGGCTTCTTTTTATTCTCAACAGATTGCAGGAACCCTCGGGCTATTTTTCGTTGTCCTCATCATCAGCTATTTTTGTCTTATGAACATCACCGAGGGATTTAAAAAAGAGGATCCTAAATTACAGCATCTCAAGTCTTACATCGCCCAGGTCCGTCCGGACATGATCGACCGGATTGTTCTTCTGGAGGATACAAAATCTTACACTATCAACAAGAAGAAGATTTATATGTGTCTTAGGGACGAAAATGGCGACTATTACCACGATAATATGCTCCTCTTTGTGGTTCTTCACGAACTCGCTCATGTCCTGTGTGATGAGATCGGACATACGGATAAATTCCAACAGATCTTCCAGGTCCTTTTAGATGATGCGGTCAAGCTTGGTATCTACGATCCAGAGATTGAACCCGTGCAGAATTACTGTGAATACTGAGGCACCGGATGACGACAAAGAGGACACTGATCCATCTTGAAAATGCAATTGGAACAGATTTCGTGATGATACTGATTCCGGTGGAGGTTCACAAGGGTCACATCGTCTTCCAGGCATACAAGACAAGATCCTTTTCTCTTGGGATGGAAATAGTATTGGATCTGTTTGAGGAAGCGTTGATTCTGGAAGGGAATGTAGACCAGGATCTCGACAAGCGTCATGCCTTCGAAAAAAAGAATACACGGATGTTCATCGGTCGATTGCCAGGGTTCATCGAGATGATAGACAATCACATACTGCGACCTCACCTGGCCATGATAGGTGGTGTCTTCGGGTGGCGTCGGGAAGTAGAATCGAAAGACCGAGGAGATTAGATCGATATTGATCCGCGGCTCTTTGATGAGCATCGTCAATGCATTGACCTTTTCGCACACCATATTTAATGGTCTCAAATTAATCAGGATTATAGGCAGGTAATATTGGGGACACATAATCTCGTGCATCACATAATTCAACATGACGTAAACATTCATCAATCCAATCAATTTCTGATCTTACTCAAGAAAAATAAATAAAAATAAATGAAGCCATGTGTTGCCATTTGTTTTTATGGTCCCTTTCGACCCAATCATCGTATGATTCTTCGCGGCATGATTCGTTGTCTCTTTTCTCCCCTTTATCGGCAGGTGGAATGCAAATATTTTCTGCACACGGTGATGGATGAGAATGCGCTCGCCGGTCTGACTATGATGAGAACGGATTTTCCCTTTGTCGAGGTGGTCCTCACGCAAGACGATCCCGATATAAAAAAGGTCATGACGTTGATGGATCGATACGACAAGACCTTTCGTCTTGTCCTGTGTATCCGTCTTGACATGTTCTGCACTGCACCCCTTAGTTCTTCCGAGATTGATCTCATGCTTCGTCATCATTCGATTGAAAAGACCGTCTTTATACCAGAAAGTCCCATGACTGGATTCATTGCCGGAGCACCCGATGTCCTTCGGACATTTACTGCCAATCGACAGATACGATGTCATCGTCTTGGTATTGTGACACTCCGTGTCCTGGCCGATGGATCCATTCCTGCTCAGGATCGCAAGCGATGCCCCTATCTTGACGATCTGTTGATGGATCATTCCATCCTGTAAAGACTCTATTGTGAAATTGAAATGTATCCAATAATCTTGAAATTATAGTTTGCGAAAATTGCTGTGGTAACCGCTCATACAATGAGAAAGTATTTGGATCGCTTATTGATGTCTCTATGACGAATGAAGATATAGAAATTCATTATAGCGATTTGTATGGGTTGAACAAGTGTGAACTTTTGACTCCTATAAAAGGTCCAGCAACCATTAGAAAATATAATTATATTGCACGATATGGAAGAAATGTTGTTTTCGAATTTTGAGTTTGTTTTTCATTCTTTTTTAAATAATATAAAGAATGAAATTCCCCTTCTTTCAATTCCTCTTTTATACTGGATCCTGGATCCGTCCCGAGAGGTATACACCATTGTTAGAGAAACTCTCCTCTCCGACTGTCCTTCCTGCACGACCGATCCTCTTTCATCCGTTGGCGAATGCGTCATCGGGTGCAGACACGATCCTCATCGGCCATTCCTTGGGGGGATACGTTGCGTTGCTCGATGCGATCCGTTACCCGGAAAAGGTAGCGGGCGTCATTCTTCTCAACAGCCATTTCAATACAAGAGGATCCATGCCCTATCCCGGAGTAAATTCGGACCTTCTTTCGTGCCCGGTCCTCACGCTGCTCGGACAATCGGACGAACGTCTCCCTATCCAAAAGGGATTGGACGATCTTTTTGACGATCTTTGTGAGCGACGAATCAATCGCCATGTTGTCGTGCATCCTGGACGAACGCACTTCTCTGGAATCGCAGATAATGATACAAGGGCGCTTTCCATGGTGGTGGAGGACATCCAACTTTTTGTGGAGAGTCTGGAAAAGAAGGACATGTCTGGAGTCTATCAACGATGTCGAGGCATCGAAAAGCGCCTCTCGACAAGATTGGATGAATTGACGGATCATATGATCCTTACCTCCCGCCCCGCTAATTTTCTGGATGGCATGCTCCACATCACCATGCCTCGTGCCCTATGGAAAGGGATTCACTGGTGCTTATTCTTGTCCTCCAAGCCGGATGCAAGATCCCATTTCATGCACGAGGATGAAGGACATGTCCTCTGGAAAGGCGCACCCGGCGACATGGACCGGATCCGCACTGCGGCTCAGAAATGGAAAGGGGACGACAAGTTTCAATTGGATATCTATACGCTGCCCACGATCCATCCTGCGATCCTTGCCTGGCTGTCGCTGCCTCTGTTTCCCCGAAGACTTCATGGTATCCTTCGCATCCCGGTGCTCGCATTACCTGTTAATCAGAATACCACCTATTATAAGATCCCTCATCCTCATCGCCTCCTCTCGCGAATCGCGGATGAAATTTCTTTTTCTGCCCAAGAAGAAAGACCATGAGATGGACCGCCTTTCTTGTCCCCTTTTTCCTCCGATCCTCGAGGATAGACCTATGCCACTATCATTCGGACTGTCGTCCGCCTCAGGTCTGCTGTGATTATAAGATTATTCATATGTGTTGCACGCGTGCTGATCTGATCCCGATCAGGATCCCCATCACACCCTATCCTCGTTGAAAGTAAAATAATAAAATTTATTTTTTATTAAAAAAAATAAATGCTTGCGACTAGTGATCTTTTACCCATCGTCGGTCTTTCTGTCTTTTCCATCATCTCCGTATTTTTCTTTACCATGGATACCAACGAGGATAACAGTGGGACGACAGAAAAAAAAAAATCGTCGGATCATCACCACCATAGACTTGGTCATCAATATCGACATCATGGTCTTGATCATGTAGAAGAAGAACGTCGTCGTCGCGAACGAGAACGTCTGGAACGAGAACAAGAACGTCGTGAAGAAGAACGCCGTCGCCGTGAAGAAAGAGAACGCCGTCATCGTCTAGAACGAGAACGCCTGGAACGAGAACGTCGTGAACGAGAACGTCGTGAACGATATAGTCGAACGAGTAGTCGTATACCGGCTGAAATAAAGTATGCCATTCTTATCCTTATGCAAGGATCAGATTTTATCTTTTTTAAATCATCATCATCATCATCAGTATATTCAGGAATTAAAGTAAAGGTTGAATATAGGGATACAAAACTAGAAATTGCAAGGAAACTCATGCAAAAATTTGATAACAAAACATTGAGTAATATCAAAATAGAATCTCCGGAGGTGATTACAAAGAATACATGCACTGTAGGCGAATATCTAGGTTTTTTTATAAGTGTCCCAGATGATTCATTTGATTTTACGAGATTGAATTCCACAAGAATATTAAGTCTAGACAGTCTATTTATGTTGTTAAGTATAAGGTATGAAGAATCGATAACATTTGAGGATGCCACATTGGATAAATATACTGTCCAATTAATTGATAAAATGGGACATTCAAACTTATTACGAATATCTGAAAATCCTCTGACCGTCCGTTATGGAAGTGATCGAAAAGTTATAATTAGCAATTCATCACCATCACGATTACGATCTGTTCGATTTTCTTCTAATTAATCCCGGTGCTCCCGAATCCAGAGGCACCGCGTGTGGTGGCCGGCAGGTCTTGAACCTCGGATACATCGGGTGTCACGATCTGTTCCAGGATCAATTGCGCAATCCTATCGCCACGACCAATTACCACCTCCTCGTCTCCATGATTAAAAAGGATGACACCCACCGGACCTCGATAATCATAATCCACCACACCCGCTCCCACATCGATCGCCTTTTTCAGCGCCAGACCCGATCGGGGTGCAATGCGGGCATAGGTTCCTTGGGGGATGGCGATGGAGAGATCGGTCGGAATCAGCACCCGACCACGCGCCGGGACCACGGTATCTTGTGCACTGGAAAGATCATAGCCGGCGGCATACTCGGAACCACGAGATGGAATCACCGCATGCTCTGAAAGCTTCTTGACCCATAATCGATCTGTCATTCTGTGTTTTTTCAGAATGGAGATATTTCTTGAAAATCATTTTTATTTTTTTTTTCATCCAAAAAAATAAAAAAAAGAGTATCAAGAAAACACTATGCAACGAATCTATGGTAAGAATGACATGAAGGAAAAAGAATATTTTGAGCTTCGGGATCAACCTCCGATGAGCACGGATCGACATCCCGATCTTTATCGAAAGGCGGCATCGGCCGTCCACCACCAACAATCCGAACCCGCCAAAGCGGTTCCCACCTTTACCATCCCCTCTTCTTCCAACATCGGCATTGAAAAGGAGGAAATCAAGTCCATCAAGCCTTATTTTCCGGCGAGACAGGCCTATTATCAGGATTCTTACCCACAACAACAACAGTCACAACCGCAGCAACAGCCTCCTCAAGAGGTCTATACCTCGCCTCGCAATCTGCATTGCATTGTGATTGCCGATCACATCGTGGATTGTCCCATCTGCAGCCGCTTCTACCGCAATTACACCCCCATCTACAATGTCATCATCTTGATCCTGATCATTGTCCTGATTGTCTTTATCGTCCGCAGCAATCGCGGCCATCATCATCACCATTCAAGCGCATCTGCTCCCTCCATGGTCGCCAAACCAGTAATCGCCACCACATCTAGCTTTTTGTAACTACTGGAGTCATAGATTGAATCATTGATGAAGAAGTAATATTTGATGTATTTGGTAACATTGATGTATTTGGTAACATTGATGTATTTGGTAACATTGATGTATTTGGTAACATTGATGAAGAAGTAGTATTTGATGTATTTGGTAATGTTGATGTAGAAGTAATATTTGATGTATTTGGTGAAGAGGATGATCGTTTTCGAAGTCCTAAAACGATTCCGAGCGTGACAATCAAAACAACAATAAGAATTGCACCGACTACAATACTGATAATCACTACGGTGGATAGACCTTGTGATGGATACGTAATCACGGTGGCGGTTGGATTAGGAGGAACGGTGTCTACCAACGAGGAGGATGGAGCAATGGTATCTACCAGGGAGGAGGATGGATTGGGAGGTATGGTGTCCACCAGAGAGGACGATGGAACAGGTAATGTGGAGGGAGATCGGATGGGGGGGATGGTATCTTGAGAGGCGCTGTAATTGCCGGGTATAAAACCTGCTCTTGCTAGCTTGTTTGATTTTGGACGAGACGCCTTGGCGATGGACAGGTTCATGGAAGGCGTGGAGGTTGTATCATTGGACGTCGCAGTGCTCAGTGTTGGGGATTGTGGATCGGCCTGGAAGAGGACCACACCACCGCATTGGCTTGTCTGTCCCGTAGTGGGGGAAGTGACATTGACGATGTTCTCAAATTGGGAGACCTTGTTATAGGGCCACATGGCGTGCTTATAGAATCCACTCTCTCCAAATTGTTGACCCCACGAATTACGGATCCACCAATAAGGGACCATGACCATGGTGCCGGCAGTGGGGCAATCGGCGGCAACGGCGGCCGGTGGAGACGAACTGGAACAGGTTCCAGAGGGTGAGAGTGTCATGCTCAGGACGCTCGGAGAGATCAGGGATGCATCCACCGGCGCCACCCCCCATCCGACAATCGCTACCGCATGGCCTCCAAGCAGTGTTACATTATTGCTGTCCATTGCCGGTGAATCGGTTTCCGAAGAAGGTGCTGTTGTTGTTGTTGCTGGACATGTCTGGATGCACTGTGAATTAATATCCGCATCGTCCGCCGGGATAGTTACACATATATTGGTGTTGGTTCCCACACATTCCAAGTAGATTCCTTCTGGATTCAGGGGTGTCTTGAAGTCACCCACACCACCCGTAGGAGAACATGGACCTCCACGCGCCACAAGATTAGACAAGACAAAGAATCCACCCACTACCGGACCATAGGTATAAATCTGCTGCCTGATCTGATCCTGCACACACATGGCCTTCTGGATATCGGTCACAAATCCTTCCGAACTTTGAAGACAAGTGGACATATTCAGTGTCACGACATTGGTGACTTTATAGATTAAAAAATCACCGGATTCGTTGCATCCCGCGCCGGGTATCTTGGAATTCAGATATGTCACGCATCCAGGATCATTGTCCGCATCGGGACAATCCTTTCCCGTCGTGCATACCGGATCATTCACACACCACGAATAATCGGCACAGACCTGTGTCCGGATACCATTCTCTGCAATCCATGGAAGCACATCCTGTGGCGTGCCTCCTCCACACTGTGCCGACGGTGGATAATTGGAATTGGATGTATCAAATGCAGAGCTATCATCAGATGTAGACAGTGATGGATTGGGATAATTGGCCAGCAAATAGGTCCAGCTGAGATAAGGAGGAGAGGCGTAATTTCGAGCAATCGTATAGACATCCCCAATACAAGAGGCGATAGAATAAGCCCAGCAGCATCCACAGGTATACTGCATAAATTGATTCGTGGAGGGATCCGTTTTATTGCCCGGCATCAGGATCGGATAGAACCAGTCCAGGCGATAGCAAGTCGGCACCGGTGTGGCCCTTGCCAGTTTCTTGCGACTCGTGGTCTTCTTCGGCAATTTCGAGAAGTCGATGTTGGTGGTTAATGGAGCAATCACAAAGGGAGATTGATGAGATCGAGCGGCCTTGGCCAGACCAGGAGGAGCTCCGGGAGAAGGTGTGACTCCAGGAACAATGATCACTTTGCGATTATTTTTATTCAAATCTGAAGAAATGGTAATGGGCATTGTTTTCTTTTCTACCGAAAAAAAAAATCACGCTTATTATTATATACGTCTATCTATGAGACTATGTATCATTACTTCTTCTTTTCTCTCTTCCTCCTCTCTGGAAGAGCATTATATCCGAATCCTGAACATCCGAGATCGCTTCCCCGATTCGTGCTTCCTTTTGGTAGAGGGTGATCTTCCTCTTTTTTTTCAAAGGCGACTTCAGCATATCATCCCTCATCTCCTTGTCCTCTCGGATCCACCCATCCAGAACCAAGATTTCTGGATGCTCCGGCACGCCATCCAGCATGCGATCCTTCATTTTTCTCATTGCGATAGCCTGATCCGGGTTTGTTCTTCCACGAACGCAAAATCACTCTCTGTAGAGGATTTGTTGTCGCTTCCTCATAACTGCTTTCCCATTTACCGCGATCAATCAGGACTGGACATCTTCAAAATCCTTCGCCCCTATTGGCCCGATTTTCTCAACCTTTGCGACTTGGCGCTATCGGAATCCACCCGCCTACCCCTCGATCGCTTTTGCCTCCTCCACCTGCTCCCCGATACCCGTCTTTTGTATCGCGGCAAATAATCCTTCGGGCAGGCCCTGTAGGTTGGACTTGAAACGCAGGTTCATTTTTCGGATCTGCGTATGAATATAATGAAAGAAACGGTTCATCTCGGCAATCCCGGGTTCAAGATCGATGGGATGCTCGATCACCATCCTTCTCATCCAGTCCGAGGCCACTGCGACAAACGTCTGCATGATCTGCAGATATTGGTTGTGTTTTTGTCTCACTTTTTCACGGCGATAGAGCTCGTCCTTCCAAGAATTCTTGGAAATGCGGTTCATGAGATACTGAACCCGTAAATTCTTTTCATTCTCGTTCATATCGCGCTGGGCCTGTGACCTGGGAATCACTACCTGCTCCACATGAAGGATCGTGCGATGCGCCGAATACACCCAATCACGATGTTTTCTTAAAAACACATTGTCCAACTGCCGGAGCGTCGGAAGACCACCACACGGGATGTCCATAGGATTCCTGGCGGTCTCGCGCCCCCCGCTCTTGATCCAGTCATAAAAATGTGGATTATGGATCGTCTGGTTGATCTTGAGTCCCGTCTTCCATGAAAAGGGCGTCCGGCACTGCGTGCACCACATTTGGTCACACCCCGAGATCTTGAAAATCGCCACGGAGCAGTTCGGGCACGACTTGGTGTTCTGTCTCAGCATCGTCGCCGTCTCCACATCCTCTTTCACACACGTGTGATCCTCGCCTGTCTTTTCCTGGAGACACTCCGAGCACGCCTCGGCCAGGCAAATGGGGCACCTCGAATTTCCCCGGATCAATCCGCGGCACTCCTCTCGCGGACAGGCGTGCATCCAGGTCGATCGATCGGTCGCCACCGCACGGCGCCTCTCTGGATTCTTCGCGGCCATCATACCCAACGGCTCCTGTTTTTCATTCAGAAGCGGCTGGTAATGATCATCGAAATGATCGAATAAATCGGACTCGGTAGTCGGCCCTTCCATCTCTTGGAGGATATTCTGATTCATCTGTGTCCAATGGTGATACATCGAAGACAACTTCCTCTGCATCCTATTAATCTTTTGCCGATACGATTCGATGAATTTATGAAAATTATCCCTCTTATGGATCTTGACCACGGTGTCCTGGGTATCCGGCAACAGGCTCTCTTCCCGAGACAACAAGACATTCTTGCGGAAGTCTTTGTATTCCCGGTGCCAAAAGGTCGTCGGAAGATGCTCCAAGAGGAAATCATAGCTGTGCTGCACTTTGCAGGACATGCATGCCGGCTCCGTGATGGAGGATAAGATATATTGGCGGTAGCATGCGATGCAGCAGACAAATTTGCAGTGCACACAAACGATCGGCTTTCTTCGTCTCAATGAAAAATCCTCGCAGCATATAGAACACGCAGACATTCTTCCTTTCTTTCTTTAGAAAGGAATTTGCTTAGATGGCACAATCAATTTTTTATCGCGATGAAAAAATTGATTTTGTGGTATTTTATTGTGGTTATTTATATCATGATTACAACTATATCTAATCATTTTTTCCTTTTTTTTCAAGAACATGACAGAATGTGGCATCTGCACCGACCCCTACAACAAGGGCAGGAGAGCGGTAGAATGCCCGAGGTGCCAGGCTTCCGCCTGCACGCGCTGTGTCAAGACCTATCTAATGAATAATACCATCATTCCCAAGTGCATGGGATGCCAGTCCGCGTGGGACATGGAATTTGTGCGCAAGAACCTTTCCAAGAGCTTCCTCGATACCAAATACAAGAAGCACCAGATCTCAGCGCTCCTTTCCCAGGCCGAGGCGTCGTTGGGGGAGATGCAGCGCTTTGTGCCGATCCGGGAAAGGCTCGACATGCTGACAGAACGCATCAAGACCGAAAAGGCCAGGAGCGATCGGTGCTTGGAGAACGAGAAGACTCGGCTCATGAACGTCTGGAATACGGGATCGACCATGAACGATCCATCGGACGATCCATCGGACGACAAGGCGGTGTTCTTCATGGCGTGCCCACGCAAAGAATGCCGCGGTCGTGTCTCTTCTGTTTATAAGTGCGGATTGTGTCAACATTGGGCGTGCCCTGATTGCCATGGCGACAAGGGGCTAGAGCGGAACGGCCCGCATGAGTGCACCGATGAGAACCGAAAAACCGTGCGCATGCTCAAGCAGAACACCAAGAACTGCCCCGAGTGCCACGAAGGCATCTTTAAGGAATACGGTTGCGACCAAATGTGGTGCACCCAGTGCCGCACGTGTTTCTCATGGAATACCGGCAAGAAGATCCATGGGACGATCCACAATCCTCATTACTACGAATACCTGTTCCAGAATCGGGGGGAAGGTGCAGCGCCGGTCGAACAGGTGGAGGGTGGCTATGCTTGTAACGGCTTCCCCGAATATCATAGACTCGTTCGAAAATGGTCGCAATCCGATTCTATCAGCAAGCAGGACCAGATCCTCCTCAACAACATTCACCGGCTCACAAACCATCTCCGCTACGAGGAGATCCCCCGTCTCCGCACCAGCATCACCGACCATGATGCCTTGAATACTCGCAAATGGAGCGTCGAATATCTCCGCAACCATGTGACCCGTGAAGAGTGGGGTCAGAAACTCTACGTCGGGCATCGCAAGAAAGAGAGGGGACAGAGGATGATCCATATCCTGGACATGTTCTGGATGGTATCCTGCGACATCTATCGCAATTGGTATGCCGATACCCTATCGGGATCCGAATTCCTCGCCTCGCTACAACGACTTCTCCAATATGCCAATGAGAACATCCACCTCCACAACAAGCAATATGGGACCAAGGCCGCCTCTCTTGATCCCAACACCCAACTTAAACAACACATTATTCAACATTCATAGATTTTTTTTTTGAAGTTAAAGAATGCATAAAAAAAGAAAGAATCTAGAATCAGATACATAATCCGATGATACCACAATCCATTCTCCCACCCGCATTCCCATTCTTGACCGATTCGGTTTCCAGCTTGACGATCCTTTCCTGTTTGGTCCGGAGGCCTTTGCATAGTGTTTTGAGGAGCGTATCTTTCATGTCACGGTAAGGTGTAAAGACACCGTCCACATCTCTTCCTTCGCGTCCCTCATCGTCCGTTGAATCGTGAATGACCACGCTCCGACCAAGGATGTCCTTTACATGGAGAAGATTATTGTGATACTCATGAGAGAAACGACCACGAGAATCAGTCGTAAAATTCATGATCAGATCACCCGCATGATGACCGTGTAATACCGAGTCTGGATTATAATGCCCGCCCAGTGACTTGCATCCTTCCCTCGTATCTCCGAATTCGTGGATATGGATCGCGTGCGTCTCGCGCGGACCGAATCCGGTTAGAGAAAATTTTACCTTGACACCTTCTTTATCCTCCTCCTCATGGAATTCCACCACACCGTGTTTTGAGAATACTGCCACCGCGTTCATTTTTATTTCGAATAAAAATATTATCTTTACAAAAAAAATGAATGAATCAAATTCAATATAGTTTAGAAAAAAATCTATAAAAATAGAGACACCCTCCGAATTGCATCGATATTCTCGGAGATCTAGAAAATATATGGATTATTATTCTGAAGATCAAAAAATAAAGAGATTCAATATAGATTTAGGGAAAAAGAGTCATCTGTAATTCTTGTGGGGTGCGCCAAGAACCCGTGCAGCGGTGGCGGGTGTAGAGCTTGTAAGGAAATTGCTTCCATTGGTGTGTGTTGTAGAGGGTGTCTTGGGGTGGTGGATTGAATTGCTTCATTGGCAGGACATGCACGAGACCCTCATGATCCGTGAGGACACGATCCAGCATCCTTGGTCCCGTGGCGTCCAGGACGCTGGATTGGAAAAAACCGGCGATCGCCATCATTTCTCGCATCACATCATTCCAGAACGGATGCCGTGGAGGGCTGGCCATCAGACTATTCTGTGTTTTTTCATTGGCTGGGAATGGACTCTCCACCACCGACGGCTTATTGGATGGCAGCTGGTCATAAAAATCGTCCAGGACCTCCATGTCCATATCGAGGTAGATCCCACCGTGCTCATAGAGAATAAAATACCTGGCCGCATCCGCCCTAAAGATAGGAGACGGGTAGCGTAAGAACGTCTCTAGAAACCATGGATACCGCTCACGGATCAGTCCCTCCAGATCCTCGTCCGTCCACATCATATACTTGTATCCGCTCATATTGCGAAGCACAGTCTCCTGGCAACGCCACCACGCCTCGGGCCACGTCGCCGGATTCGAGGGCGCGGTTTGATGGATGATCCTGGGAATCATTTATCCTTGATGAAATGTAAAATCTAAAAAACATATTTTTTTTTTTATATTACTATAAAAAAATAGAATGACGACATTGACAACCTCCTCCAAGGTGTTACTTAGCATCACCATGATATTTTATATTATCGCATTAATCCCTCTTTTTATGAGTATTCATACCAAATCATTACTAAATACAGCATTCAATGATCAACTTTATGATGAATTTAAAAAATATACACAAGCATCTATTACACCAGCAGCATCTATTACACCAGCAGCATCTACAGATGATATAAAAAGACGACAGGTAAATTTATTTCAATCTATCTTGACACAACAACAATTACACGATATACCAGATTTACCACTAATGAATCTTACAAAACAGACCATGCAATCACAATATTATACACCACTCAAATCAAAAAAAATTACATCACAAATACGATCATCATCACAAAAAGCACGACGTGCACGAATTAAAAATAAATATACTAATAAGGTATTTCGAAATTTATATACAAAAGTGATTGAAAAGGATCCAAATCGAGATGCATATCATGACCACATTTCAAGTCAGATAGGGTATTTTTTCTTTTTTGTTTTTTGTGGCAGTATATTTGGTATAATTTTTGCTGCACGCACAACAGATACGGTTCTTGGAGTAACTATAGGTATTATATCGTCTAGTTTATTATTCATTGTAGCTATTTATAGCTATATTATTCAAAGAATTGATGGGGATGCATCTGAATCTACCGGTTTAGGTGATATCTTTTATATTGTGAGTTTTATTGGATCCATTGCTGGACTTATCACTTTTAGTATAAAGGCTCATAATTTAACCAAATAAAAAAAATCCCTATTATAAAAAATATGAAAAAGACTGGAAAAAAGACGGTGGTGCACTGTCCGCCAATGATGCATGTGAAAGAGGATTGGATGACTGTCCGGCACCATGATGCTCTCTTTGGGATCATCCTCTTGCTTGTGGCTGTCTCTCTCTACATCCATGATCCGGCAGAATCCGCATGGTATATGTGGCTCTTTATTGCACTGATACAATTTCTGTTTGTGTTTTTACCTCCTTTCGCGCCTATTCGTATCGCCATCTGGATTGTATGGTTTATCATTGTGATCTACCTCCTGTGGAAGATGTAATTCGAATTAGATAAATTCAAGTATAGGTAAATGTTCGGGGAGATTGTAATGAGAAAGAATGCGATTCACAGTATTCTCATAGATCACACGGTGCCTCCGATGCACCATCTCTTGAATGCTGGATAAAATATAAAAGATGGTCATCGAGGGAGCCCAATTTTTATTCGCAAACGGCAAATCGCAGCAGGGACATTCCCCTCCGAATAATTCAGAATAGCGATGATACTGTTGTAATGTTAATTTTCCCAATGCGTCATGGAGCCTACCTCCATTCACGGAAATACGCGGAGGACGGAAAGGATGATCGGGTGCAAAGGAGAGGATTGTTTGTCCAAGGAAAGGTATTGTCGCCTTGACACCTACGATGCGATTCTGATCCTCCTCCATAATTTTTTCCACCTTGAATTTATCCTTGGCCTCTAAAACCTCCTTTTCGAGTCGATGATGTATCCGAATTAATTGCATGTTTTGTTTAAAGGTGATGAATTTTATTTGGAATCTCAATTTACCAAATTTACATTTTTTGTAAATATAAATTATAAATGGATATAA